TAACATATATAATCCCTGATTCATAATTACCTGCTATCCTTAAATAATATCTTACGTGTAAACCTGTATTTTCTGTAGTAGTACCAATATAAAAATAATTGGTTTGACCAGAAGGAATTATCCCCCTTTTATATAAAATGCTTAAACTATTAGAAGCTAATTCTGATAGGGTTTTAGTTCCAGCTACACTATCAGTAAGGGTTAAATCACTACTAGAAACATCAAGGTATTTAGAAGTACTATCTATATATAATCTATCAAAATAACCATACCTCCAAAAATAGGTTGAACTTCCTATATCTGATATCTTATTAGAAGCAGGAATTAGAGATTGAAAAAAACTAAATTTTGAATCATCTACATATAACTTACTACTATTTGCTACCTGCAAATAAAGAATATTAGGAGAAGATTCCCAAAAACCAGTATCACCATCTCCCCATTTCAAACCCTTCCCCTGAGCTAAAATCAAACTATCACCATCCCACATAAAATTAGGATCACCTTCTATAACATTACCACTTTGAAATATGGCGATTTGATTATCTATCCCAATACCAGAAACCGATACTACTGAATCTCTATTAATTACTCTTAACCAATCAATCTGTTTTTTACCAGAAGATTCCCCCTCAAAAAAAGCATCAATCTCGGTTTCAGTATAAACATCGGTAATTCCATAACCAGCAATAGTTGTAGGAGTATTAGTAAAATTATTCCAATTAAGATAATAAGCTGGTAATTGAGTATCTAACATCTCAGAATCATCTACAACCCCATTATTATTAGTATCATAAGTGGATTTAAGCATATCTCCTATTCCCCCACTACCCCCCAATCCTTGAATAGCAGTATCAACATAAATTTTTACAGCTCGTGAAGTAGGAACTGTATTATCTCCACCAATTAATAAAGGACTAGCTTCAGCATTAAGTAAAAGATTAGCCCCACTCATATAAAGAAAGGGTTGAGTTCCTATTCTTATACCCCCAGTAATCTCATTTGTTGCAATATTAGTAGAAGCCACATATAACTTTCTATTATCTTCGTCTATTTGAAGAGTCAAATTATCAATTTTATCTTCTAAATAACCAGGTAAGGGATCATTAAGATCTGTTTTAAATTGATATGATAATTCTAAAGTACCTGGTTCAATAGCCCATGATTCAACAAAATTATAAATGGGATCAGCTATACGCTCCATTGCCTCCTCCATCTGATCCTCTAATTCAGATGGCATAGGAGCCCCCGCCAGAGATTCAAAAGGGGAATTCTGTACTAAAGCTACAATTAAAGCATCAACTAATTGGGATTCATTCCAAGCCATTAATGATGTACATTTTCGTCTTCAATATAACTTTGTTCTGTTTTATCTACGTTCAAAGGAATAGTAGTAACCAAATCAGGTTGTTTAGCTACGGGAGTAGGCTGACCAGTATATCCTGAAATGGGATCTATATGAACATGACCTCGATAATGAGAAAGATGGTCATTTAATTTATCCTCAATTTTATTAAGCATTTCTGTTAGTTCAATAACATTCACTAACCCCTCATTCTCACCATGATTTATAATTATTTTTTCTACATCATCCCGGTCATCAATTACTATGATTTGTCCTTTAGGGGATTTAAATCCATAAACTTGGGGACTAACAAATTCTTCAGGCTTTTCTCCAATGGCATAATGAGCATGGGACCAGACAGGGAATTTGGGATTACCATGTTCAAACTCTATCCAAACTAAATCCCCTTTAACCGGTAATATTTGCATCCCATAACCATTCCCAGAAAAATTGTTTCTTGGGTATGCCCATATGGGATGTTCCACCCCCCCAAAAATAGAGGGTACAACTATTTGTATTCTACCTAGACCAGAAGAATCTTCATTATCCATAACATGCCCCCGGTAAACAGAATAGTATTTACCAATTGCCTCTAACCCATGATAAATAATATTTTTAAAAAATCTTTCTAACATTAGTTATCTTCTACATTAGGTGCTATCCTAGCTTTACCCCCAAATTTTAATTCTGTGATGGTTTGAATAAAATTCTCCTTAGCCATTTCCTCTTGTATAGTATGAACTTTTCTTGAACCAGGTTTAGATTGTCCAAAGTCCATAGAAACTCCATAGCCTGGCCCCGTAACATTTGTAGTAATTTGGGGATCTTCTACTACCTCTATCCTAATGGGTTTTCCAAAAAGTTCTTCCTCTTTAGCAAATTGCTTTTCAATTTCAACCTTGGGTTTTTCTTCCCCATCAACAATTTTTATAGATTCTTGAGAATCTCCCACCCTTAATCGATTAGTAGATAAAACTTTTACACAAGATAAAGTTGTTTTATACCCTTGATGGGTTATTTCATGTTCACATTTTTTAATATAATAAAGCCCTTTATGTTGATAATGAACATTCGCTATTTGAACTCGGAGTTGGCTTTGTAAAAAAGGATCTCCCACTACAATAATCTTAGCTTCTTCCTTTTCCATCTCCATCTCCCGTTTTTGATTGGCTATAAAATTTCCTCTATCTTCAATAAATTCTAAAGGACGAGAATAAATAAATCCTCTATATACTACTTCATGAAAATAGGGAGAAGGGTATTTAACTGCAGTATTATCATTTAATATATCAGGAGGTAAATGAGGCTCTTCAGAAGTTCTAAGTAATTTACGATGTTGAACACTAGTAAGATAAGGGCTAGGCGCACTTTCTTTTATATAAACTGTTTTATCAAGTTCCAAAGAATCTCCATAAATAGAAATACCAACCCTAGTAGTTTGCCACTTTTCATAGGCCTGTAAAAGATTAACCCATTCTTCTAACCAAGCCTTAAATTCTTTTTCGGTCAAAGACCTATCTTCGAATTTCTCTTTAAAAGAAACCATTGAAAAGAGCTCATCTAAATAAGCACCCTGTTCATAAAAAATTTTATGTTCTGGATCATACATTTCATGGCTTACACTATTCTTTTCGAATTGATCGTATTTAGTTTTAGCCGTAAAATCAATAAGATGTCCCGGTTCTTTTTGATAAGAATATACTCTTATAGGTGCGTTTATAAAATCCCGATTATGTATTAATAAAGTTTGTCCCCTTCCAGTAACATACCATGGGCCTTTAGGACATTCCTTTAATAAATCTCTAATAACAGTCATTTGAGACCTATTACCCTCTAATACCCCCCTAGATTTTTCTAACCAAGCTCTAATTTCATTTTCTGGTCCAACATACCATCCGTCCCTCATTCCAGAAACCTTAACATCTAAAGAATTTAACCTAGAAGGACCATATACTGGAGACCTTAAAGGAACTGGATCAACCAAACTTATGGGATCAGTAGTTTCTTCTAACTCGAAAGGATATACATCAAAGGGATCTGTTGGAATAACATCATAATGAGTATACTCTATTCTTTTTTCTTCCTTATAAAAATCCAAAACCCATATAGGTTTTCCACTATCCTTTATTATTACTTTATACCTACCGAAAAATTGATTTTTTATATGATCTATAGTAGAAACCATATCGGCTTCTTGAGCTCTAGTGGTATTTAAATAAAATAACAAATCTGAACAAACTAAAGTAGTATTAATAGTTTCAGCCCCATATTTACTTTCTAAATCCCTAACTACTACTATTGTAGAAGCTACCATGGGACCCCCAATATATCCCCAAGAAACTTGGAGCCTTGAACTTCTACCTATACTAATACTATCAAAAGCAACTGGGTCTTTAGTCTGAAGTTTAATTTGGCATTCATCTGGATCCTCATCATCAAAAGTATAAGTAAAAGATATTACACTAACATCACCACCTCTATCAGAAGTAGCCAATATATTACCAGCATCATCTGCTACTATAATCCTTACGGTATCAACTATACCTTTAAGATTAGGCATAACTAATTAAAACTTTACTAGGAATTAAAATAGTTTCTCCTACGGGTAAATCAAATATATCTGTTATAATTTCTGGATTAGCATCAGCAATTATATACCAATAAGAAGAGTCTTTATAATATTCTCTAGCAATAGTATACAAAGTATCATTATCAGTTATAGCATGAAATCTATTATTAACCGATCCCCTAAATGATAAAAAATCCCTTTGAAGAGATCTATCTCCCTCTTCATAAAAAATTATATAACCCCTATCATATAAACCCTGTGCCATTATCCTACAGATTTTATTTGTTCTAAGGTTAAATTACTTTCATCAATTCTAGCCAAGATAACAGTTTGATAAGCTTGAACAGGTAACATATGAGTTCTCTCAATTACACCATCCCTAAGATTGGCTTTATTAAATTGAGTTAATTTATAAGAAGCCGAGATTACTTGAAAATAAATATTCTTAAATAACACATCCCCTTCACCCCATTTCAATAATACCCTATGAGGATTTCCCTGATAACCATCAGCCTTTGAAAGAGATTCTATTCTTCTACAATTTCTTATTACTTCAGTCCTATCCCAACTAGTGGAATACCAATCAATATCAAATCTTAATTTTGATTCTCCCCCAGTATAATGATAGAAAGGGGTATTCCTAGCCATGGGCTTAATTACAGCAAAGGTAGATTCAGAATCCCATTCTAATTCTTTAGGAACGGTTTGAAGTTTTATTACTTCATAACCTTGATTTGGCCCCTGACTATCAACATCTATAATAGCAACATAATCTTGAATTTTTTGCCCCTTATAAGGAGTAAAGTTATGAGTATTTGTATTTGGAGCTGAAACTACCTCGGGTCTAGCCGTCCGTTGTGTTCTCCAATTTTCTATCTCGGGTTGAGTATTAACATTAGGGGCTTTATCATCATTTAAAATTCCTATAGCCCCACCCCTTAGTCTACGGAAAAAGATAGTAGCTCTTCTTGCTTCTATACCCCCCTGTACTCCAAGAGTAGCGGGTTTAGGTAAAGTCACCCTCATATAATTTGACCAAATTGGTCCTTTTAATACTGCCATATTAATAAAGTCCTATATTACGTTCTTGGTAATCGCTTTGCTTCTTTAGTTGTTTATTTATCTGTTCACTAAATACAGTTTCACCATCTAAGTTAACATTTAATACTAGAGGAGGAAGAGTTTCCATAGACATCATCTTCCTGATTTCTTCAGTCAAAGCTTCGACCCTACTAGTAGCACCTTCAGGAACTCCCATACCAGTAATACCCATTAATTTAGTAATAGGGGCAGTCATCCCAAGAAATTGGATAGCATGTTCCATTCTCGAGGGAGTTCCAAATTTTTCTGAGGCCTCCTGTAATTTTTTTTCTTGGAGTGCTTTTGTATTACCTTCAACAGAACCCGTGTTATTTTTAAAAGCTCGAACCAATACTGCGATTAAACCGGGTATTACAAAGGCTAAGGCCATTCCCAGAGGACCCCCAAAAATCCCAATAACCCTACCTAACCCAGAAGCTAATGCAGCAGTTGTACCAGTTCCCGCAGCTGTTCTTCCTAATCCCATCATCATTCTAGCTCCTAAAGCTCTAGCCCCATATTGCTTTCTAGCTGCAGCAGCAGCGGCTGCTGCAGATCCATACATCATAAATCCTCCCCCAGGACCTCTTACCCCATATCCGGGTCTCCCAAATAAACCAGTAGGATGATATCCATATTGGCCTTTTCCTCCAGTTCCGGGAATACCCATCATAGCTGCTCTAGTAACCATTCCATATTTCCAAGCCGCTCCCGCCATGGCATTCCAAGCAGCAGCTCCTTTTGCTCCCATAGCCACTGCAGAACTACCTGCTTGTATATGGAGCAATTTTAATCCAGCTACTAAACCTTTATAAGCAAAACCCAAAGTTTTAAGAACAAGAAAACCTGCTATACCAACTGAAAGGAATTCACCTAAGAAGGGGACTTTAAGAAGAGTAGTAACTCCCTTAGTAATACCCCTTAAAACTTTAACCAAAGCTTTTAATACAGGTTCAGCTGCAGTTGTAAAAGCAATCCAAGTAGCTTGCCATTCAGATATCAATTTATCAAGTTCCCCCTTAAGAGTAGACATCATATCCTCCATGATACGAGCTGAATGTCCTTGAGCTTTTTGAGTAATCTCAGAAGAGAATTTTTCAAATTCTTGTAAGTTACGTAAGAACAGAGAACCGGCCCTTTTACCCCTAACCCCAAAGATTGATTGAAGAATGGCTTGTTTCTCAACATTCATACCTGGCCCAAAATTCTGTTCTATGGCTCGACCCATAGTTTTCATAATCTGAGTCATTGTAAGAAGGTTACCAGCTTCATCGGTAACATCCTGAATTGACAATCCCAATTCTGCAAGAGCCCTCTTACTTGGACCACTACCAAATGAAGAAAATGCTCTAGATAAATACCTCATAGCATTTTCCATTGCAACACCAGCCATAGATCCTTGCATACCAGCATTACCAAGAGCCATAACCATAGCAATAGTTTCTGGTAATGATACATTTAAATCCATAGCTGTTGCTCCAGCATATTTAATAGCTTCTCCTAAGTCAAATAAATTAGTATTAGCTCGAGTAACCCCATATGATAATAGGTCTGCTATATCCTTTGTATATTTAAATTCGATATTAAACTGCTTCATTACGTTAGTCATAATATCAGCAGCTCCCCCTTTACCCCCCAATTGAGCCATTGTAGCACCAGCAAGATTAACTGCCCCAGTTATATTATGAAGTACTTGAGTAGCATCCATACCGGCCATTGCCATAAACCTCATACCTTCGGCAATGTCTTGGGGATAAAACATAGTTTGCCCAGCTAATTGCTCGGCAGTATTCATTAACTCTTTATGTTCGGCAACATTTGCAGCAGTCACAGATTTAACAAACTCCATCTCATATCTGTAATCTGCTGCCCTTTTAATATTCCTCCCCAAACCCCTTATCATCATAGCCCCACCAAAAGCTAATCCCAAATTCAGATTCCTTTGATAGCGGAGTTGATCTTCTTGCATTTTACGTAACTCGGCATTCAAATCCCTAGACGAAGATTTAATTTTAGCTGCAGGGCCAGTAAACTGGTCACGCAAAAACATTGTTAAGCCTATACCAAGGCTAGAACCACCACCTCCTACCATGATTGATTATCTTTTCTTGAAAAGCTTTTTCTGTTCATCATCATACCTATCACAAAGCTCTAAGAATTTTCGTCTTCGTCTTACTGAAAAAGTTTTATACTCTTTAAATGAAAAGTGTAGGTTATATTGGGAGACTCTAAAGTATTCAGTCTCTATATCTCCCGAGGAAATAAAAAATCTGACGAACTTAATATGGGGAACTCAATTTTTTCTTTTGTTTTAGGATGGGGAATCTCAGTAAAGATTTGAATAATAGGATCAGCCATAAAAACTTTATTCCTTATCTCCACCATTTCTTTGGCATTATAATTTTTAAAGTTCTCAACCTTAACCCAATTATCCCCTAATTTTTGTTCAAGTTGCCTAGCCCTCAATTCAGTGTTTTTTCCAAGAGATTCAATACTTAATTGCATTAAATACTTTTCCCCCTCTCCATTCATATAAGTAAACCGGAAATGTTTACCAGATGAAGTAGTGAATTCTTCACCCCCTTTATTACCACCCTGATGAGGGGGGATACGGAATTTGTTATAAAGAACATCCCCTTTTACTGGAAAATCATCAGAAGCATAATCCCATATCAATTGTTCGAGATCTTCTTCGTATTCTGCTACTAACCCATCTGGCCATTCATATTCAAATCTAACTATATTACCAAGAGAAAATATACGGCTTGCTATAATAATAAAATACTTATCACAAAGCTTCATACTTTCTATATCATCATAAGTGGGTTTAATGCCTTTACCCCCCCTAACAACTATACCCTGAACAAACTTGTTAAGATTCTCCCCAAGATATGAACCCGTGGGGCTAGATAAAATATCATCATCCTCTCCAGTTTGTTGTCTTAAAACAACTTTATCACCAGAAGGAGTTACAACTTCTATTACATCCCCATACTGTTCAGTCAATTTTTTTAAATCCATAATGTTATTTATTATTAATAGTACTTAGGTTACTAGAATATAAGAAAAAAGGGGTTCCTTTGAACCCCTTTCTCACTACTCATGGAAACAAAAAAATACTACTACAGCTTCTCCATTTCATCCACTGAAAATTCTACATTCTCAATAGTGTTATCTGAACTCTGACGATCAAATTCCATCCCACTAAGAGTTGAAGGCCAAACCCCATAAAGAACCCAAGTATTCAAAACAGTAACTCCATCCTCAGCAAACTCCGTAACATATAAAACCTTTTTATAAATATCTGGAGGAGCTCCACCCCCAATCCTAGAACTTTGACAGGTATCATGCCATGAGCGAATGTATGTATCTGATTGATCAGAAACCATAAGCTTCTCACATACACATTTACTAATCATAACTCGACCAGCAGTCTTAATATCATGATTAGTATCACCATGAACTGTTTCCTCAATATCAGAATCAGGAAGAGTTACCTTTTGAAAAAGAAAAGGATTAATAGGATCAGGACTGATCTGGAGAGACCAATTAAACCTCTTCCTCGGATTTGCTACTTTAGCCATGTTTTATTATTTTAAAAATGGTTATTCAATATATACTCCTTCTCCCTGAACCAGCATCAGGTTAAAGGTTAATTCTTGCAGAGAAGGAATGGGCCATACTTTAAGGTTAATTTTATATTTCCCATTCTGTACATCCACAGGATCATTAACCTGTAGATCATCTAGAGTATCGGCCTCCTGATCCCCATAATACTCATACTTATAAAGGGCACGATAAGCGGGAGAAGTAAGCCTATCCAAAAACGGAACTATATGATAATAAATTTTCTTAAATGTAATTGTATCATTAGGTTCTTCAAGATAACTTTCCAAAATTGGTTTAAGAGTTTTCTTAAGATAAATAATCAACATTACCACATTTAAGAATTTTTCTTGGTTATTAGCAAGTTGAGCACTGAAATTACCAGATACCTGGGTAACATTATTTTTCACCACCATCATATTGACCTGGGCCTGTGCCAATGTATTTAGATCTGTAAACTTAGCTGGAGTTCCAAAATTAGTTACAACCCCAAGAGCATCGGATACTGCCCCCTTAGTTTGGCCCGCAATAGAATACCATAATCCAAAATTATTATATACATAAGCTGCAACCCCAAGCACATCCCCTATCTCAGACATAGACTTTTCCTGAAGAGTAACTTCTTCTCGGATTCTTATTCCACCCCCAAAGAAAACCCCATACTGTGAATCACTTCCAACAGTTTCCCTTTCAGTTACAAGAGCTGCAGCAGTAGTGATAGAATTAGAGAGATGAGCAAAGAATACCAAATCTCCTCTACCATCGGCATAAGTAATACCTGCTGCATTTATGGCATCATCATCTTGTTCTGGTACAGCCATAACAACCCCATCATCCACATCATCAAATTCAGCCATAGCTCCGGTGTAATCCGCAGCAACATGCCCAGTAGGATCTACTCCCCCCGAAAAAGCAGAAGCAGCAGCAACAGCAGGTATAAGAAGAGTAGCAGTAGAAGCATCCGCATAGGTAAAATCAAAATTTTGAGAAGCTTGTTTTACTTCATCCAAACAAGTTTGGTTATCTGCTATATCTGCAATAAAAGCAGGGATATTTTCATAAACCTCATTTAATTCAGATTCATTACCATGAACCAATTCCATATTCCAATAATTAGAATCCCCATTAGAAGCAGCTTTAATTTCAACTGTGAAATTATTATAATCAGCCCCCTTATATTTAGGTTGAATAGCGAAAAGATTTACTGGAACCCCATCCCCATTAGCAATATTTTTTGCAGTGGCTTTTACTGCAGCAGTAGCAGCAGCATCTACACGACATACACGAAGACGAGCACCTCTTTTTAATGCGCGTTTACAAAGATAGGGGAAATCAGAAGTACTCATTAACCCCCCGAACGTCCTTTCAAACTGAGACCAACTGTTAATTAAAGATACATTTAATTCGGGTTGTTCTACTGGACCCCTTTTAGTAATACCAAGTACGTAAAAAATAGCCGGTTTAGGATCAGAAATACCCGGAGTAAAGTTCTTTACGTTAAACTGAACTTTAGCAGCTGAAGGCATAATGTATCAAATTTATGGTTTTTAATCTATGCTTATATGTATATAATAGTTAGTATTGTTCTTGATTAAGTCACTACTAACGGGTCTGCATCATGACCCCAAGTTCTATCCATATATTTTTGAATATTAGGATGTAAAGTAATTTCATTAATTTTAGCTATAGTAGCATCAAAATCTTTATCTCCAGCATCCCAACAATCGGGTATTTCATACCCAAATACTTTTTCCATATATCCCTCATCAATATCATCAGCATCATAATATCCAATATTACGAATAAAAAATGAAGAATTGGGATCACTATGATAAGCTAAATATGCTCTTCTAGGTATAGCTATAGATAATAAAGAATTAAGTATTCTAGCTTGTTGTATAGTTTTTGAGGCTAAATGAATATCTAAATAAAAATCAGCAGTCTGTGGGGGAGTTACCAATGATTTATATGAAGTTGTTTGATCACTGTAAAATCTTTGGGGATCTCCCCCTAAAGCCCCCGGTAAAAAGCTACCTGCATTAATAACGATACGAGGGAATTTTTTAATACCTTTAGCTTCAGAAGCCCCCACATTATAAACCTCTATAGCAAAACCTTTAGAAGTTACTATTGAAGAAATATCGGTTTCCCATTGAGCCCATCCTGTAGCATCATCATCATATAAAGTAATATCAGGTAAATATCCTTTATCAACAAGTTCACCCCGGATATTTTCAAATACCGTTCTTTCAATAATTTCTTGTATATCTGTTAAAGGAGTTGTTGACATTATAATTTACTTACTAGATAACCATTTCTACCTAACCTTAAAATAATCCCAGCTTCTATAGCTTTCTTTAACCCAGTCATACCCCCCATAGTTTCTCTAAAGGTATCAGAAAAAACGGGACGAGCCGGCATGTATGGGGGTCTACCATGTTCAAGTACATTAGCATACTCACTAACTGTAAGCCTATTATTATCTGAACCCGGATAATCTTGTCTTTTAGTACCTCTAGGGATTCCTACAGAAAAATGTTTTCCTTTATTATAGGGTATAACTCGAACACTATTAGCCATAGTCCCACTCCAATAGAGTAATCTACTAGGACCCCCAGATCTAGTTTTCCATTTCCTATACTTTGAACTATGGGGGGGATAATGAAATCTCTTACCCCCGTTTAATATATTTTCTTTTACTTTTCTCGCGTACTTCTCTGCAAATTCTTTCTGGGCAGCAATAGCAGCACCAACTAGTAATTTATCAATATGATTAGTAAGAAAATTAAACCTAAATATTTGACCCTCTAGTTTAACCTCTACATTATAATAACCACGAGATCTAACACCATGTTGTGCACCAATAATTGCCATAATTAAATCTTAGCAACCATTAAATAAAAAAGTAAACCAGCAAGAGTTGAAGCTATACCTATAAGAGTCCCAATTAACCATCTAGTAGATTTTTTCATTTCTTCTTTCCCAATTTTTTTACCAGTTTCCTCCTGAAGGAATTTATTAATCCCATGAACAGCAGTCTTATGTTCTTTTACTATCTCTGTTAACTCTTTTACAGATTTCTCCAACAAAGGAACAGTAATTTTTAAACCAGAACCATTACCTATAACTTCTTTTCTAAGCTCATTTATATCTTCTTTCATATTTTTAAAGTTGATGTACATTTCTGCAATCTCCTTTTCTTTTCTACAATAACTATATCCATTCTCCGGCATTTTAATAAATATTTTACAGAATTCAACATAGCTTTCTTTTAAATTGTTTTCGTATTAAAGGAATTAATACTAACAACCACCACCAACCAATCCATTCCATATCATATGCCGTGGGTATCCCCCGCAGTACCGATCCCATTGGCCTCGCTTCATTATAGTATGCACTATCGTAATCCGATGAATATTGGAATAGTAAAAAATTATCATAATGAATATATATATCCGACGTCGGTCTTTCACTCGCATTGCACGTTGAATGAAAGTCAATAACAATCTGAGACAAACTTATCCCTTGGTCTTTCATAACCAAGCTGTCGTAATCTTCTTGATATCCAATAAATTCACACCCTTCAATCTCTGGGTCCCAACCTATTATTCTATCTTGATACCATTCATTATCTGCCCTGTAAACCAACGTATCGTCAACAAAATATTCCCAAAAACCGTCAGCATTCCCGTTCGTACCTGTATATTGTCTTAATGTAATCGGATGCCAATCATCGGAATAAGTTTTCGTTACATCACTTATTATATCAGCCTTGTTAGAAATAAAAACTATCGCATCGCATCCCGGATATATTCGAGGATGATAATTGTTTCCACCGGCCGCATCGCCCATTACCTTATGTTTTGTCCAATCCCACACCCTCGCTCTCGGGCTATAATAGTCACACCATTGATCCATGATATAACCGTATCCTCCTTCATCATAATTATTTCCATAAACCGTCGAATCCAATTCATAATAATATCCAGTATTGTACGCCCACCATGTACCAGAAATCAATCCGTTCATTTTCCATTCCGCATTGCCTATTGACGACCATCCCCCGCTATACTTTACCCAAAAACGAAAATACCTATCCGTATCTGTGCTATCCAGTGTCTCCCCCAGCGTCAATCGTGTATCGAAAGCATACGCATTATAATTCGCATTATATGGCTGGCCTATCCGAAGCCCCATATTACCATCATCGCTCACACCATTCGGCCATATCGAACTACTATAATTCCACGGCGATGATGAACTGAGATAATACTCCCCTTCGTCAAATCCTTCGCTAATCCAATAACTTTTCCACGCTGATGAACTATATGCTTGCTCACTCATATTTTCAAAATCGTGAAACCATAACATTTCTATAGATGTATCTTGATCCGGTGGTGTAGGAGTCACGGTTGTTGTAGCTCCTACAAATCTACTTTTTGCTATTCTTGCCCAAGTAGTACTGCTAATACCTAACCTGTACCCGTTGTATATCAGCGCATATTCAGTATCCCCATACATATCAAACATATAGTCATACGAGGTTAGGTTTGACCAGTTACTCCCCGAATCATTGGAATATATTGCATTTCCTCCGGTATATCCTCCAGTACTTGTTACTCTGAATCCCGGATAGTTTGCCCCGGTCACTCCAATAGCTGATAACTGTACAGCATATTTTTTATTTGCTTCCAATAAGAAAGCAGACATATCTGCTTCGGCCCAAGATGTATCCGTGCCAGCAACTATACCAGATAAATCTAATGTACCGGTAGAAAGAGCTGGCCCAGTAGGAGAATAACCATTTCCTGCTACTTCCTTTATTTGAACCGTCACCGTTCCCGGCGAACCAGTTTTATGGGCTTTCAGCCAGATCGAACTCAGTGTGAAAGTTTCTGAAGCCCCCACTGTTCCGACTGTAAAAGTAAATCCCCGCAGGTTTGTGCTATCGGTTATCGTACCACTCACATCATCCCCCATGGTCAGATATTCATATTGGACCTGTCCGTAAAGAGCAGGAGCAATAAAAAGCAGTATAATGGATAAATATTTCATTCTACATTTTTTGCTTTCCATTCATCAATAATAACATCTACACTAGAACCATATCCCCACACACCAGCATATCCTCCTGTTTGTTTATATATTCCGTCGTCAGTTACTTTACCATCACCACTAATACCAGTATAAATTGCTCCATCTACATAACAAATTAATGTATCTCCATGACTTTTCAATCCAAGAATTGCTGTCGGAGAAACGGCTGTTCCACTTGCTAATTCAGTATCTCCAGCAGAAGATCGTCTCATTAAATATGTAGCAGTAGTGGTAGAATAAAATCCATACCCATAACCAGTGGCAGATTGAATATTTGTTGCAGGACCAAGACCTCTACCTGATTGTGCTCCTTCATAACTTACTTGTACCCACATATCATCATCAATAGATTGATTATAATATGCTAAAATTTCTGTTGTTGCTGTTGAAGGACTAACAACATTATCTCCACCACCAGCATCTGCTATTGTAAAGTCACTACCTGCTGTTTCAACCCAATCTCCTTTTCCATCCAAAGTGCCAGTAGAGTATAAATCATAGTCATCCTCATATAACCATTCATCAGACGCCGCTGGCGTGGGGGTAACCATCGTGGTTGCAATCAACCCCTGTCCGGAAACAGATACAGTCAGCAAAAGCAATACGTTAATAAGCACGTTTCTCATGGTAAAATATAATACAGACAACTTGTGTTGGTTCAGTGGTTACAGTAGTTAGGGCAAAGCCGAGTATCTTTCCCGGACCGCTGGCCTCCTGTGTGAATGTTGACGTTCCGGCTGGGGTGCCTGTTGTTGGGGTGATCTCCGCATGGATATACGTGCGGGTGCCATCCGTTGGATCGTCCTTCTCATACACCCTCACACCCACGCTGCCACTGGTGCCGTAGCAATAGGCATATACAGAATCAAATACCACCGAATCTTGTACAGTAGGCCATTCGAATTGCGCCGTTGTGAGCATGGATGCCGTATCCCCCGGGTTGTTCAGCCCGATGTTCCCCACTATAAATAGTGTGTCTGCTAGCAAATGAAACACCGTATCCGCATCCACGGGGTTGGGGTTGAACACGTACTCTGTCCCAGTACCATCATTCCCCTTCCATTTATCGTCATCGCTGTCGTATCGAATACCGCCCTCGGTCAATGATGCTGTTGCTGCCGGGGTGAAGGTATATGTGACTGATGCCGAATCTGGTGAACCTCCCCCAGTTCCAAACTCAACCCAACTATCGTTGTCTCGCCCTTTAAAGAGATTATCATCGGTATCGTAAAATATCATTCCAGTACTATCAGGAACTGAAGACGCTCTTCCTATTTGTACTCCTCTATAAAAATAAGCATCACCTGTATATAGCAACCTCAATGCTTGCAAATATCCAGTAGCTTCATCATCATCACTTCCAATTTTAGATACTTCAAACACCAGATCTGCCCCATAATTACTTACTGCAAAGTTTTTTGAACCAATACGAGCTGCATAATCAGCTCCCAAGAATGGAGGATCTTCACCAACTGTATAAGTTTTAAATTTGATATATGCTGGATGCGATCCCGTTGGAGCAGTTCCACCATTGCTATTATTTGCTATGACAATTTTATTTGCAGAATCTCTCCTTGCCGAATTATCTTCATCTAATGATAGCCCTCCTCGAATAATATTTGTCATAGCATCTAAACCCCAGATATGATTATCTGTACCACTATCATCCCAATTATCATCATCTGGAGATATAGTATTGTTTGCTATAATGTTATAAAGAGATTGCGAACCTAGATTAAAAACTTCATACCCAGATATCTCCGAATCAGCACAATCCCAAAATGTATTGTTTGAAATATTATTTCCTCTACCAGACTCTAAATCAATTCCACAATAAGTACTATCCCCATACTGGATATCCCAATTAAAAATCTTATTGTCATCAAACCAATTATTTGTGTTGCGGTCAGCCACCACTTTCAATCCATACTTTGTATGATGAGGAATGATTCTCTCAAATAAGCTTGAAGTTACGAAAGCACCCCCAGTCAAAACAACTTCGACAGCTGCTTTCGCATGTCGTACAGTCATGTCCCGGAAATTGGAAAATACAGTATAGTAACTTGAACTGTTCGTCTTTAATTTAATAGCAGACCAGTTATACTCGTAAGGTGTTTTTTCATCATAATATCCTCCTTTTACCGAACTCCACTCCAAAGCATAATCACCATTAAACCATACACTCTTTGTGTACCCGGATGGCACTAAAAAATTGGCAAACTCATCCGCATATACATGCACCCTCCTTCTCAACTGGATCGAATCGTCAATATTCCAATACCCCGGAGGGATATATACAACCCCTCCGTAATAATAATCGTCAGCCGCGTCTAAAGCTGCTTGAATAGCCACAACGTCACTGCTTCCGTCTGTTGGACTTGCGCCGAAATCAACGACATTAAACCATCTCAGTGAATCTGAGCTACCGCCAGGAACATCCTCAAATGCCGGTACGGTAGAAGCTCCTGTTGATGTCAATACCTGTCCATCCGTTCCGAGAGCCAATTCCGTAGCGCTCCCCGATCCATCCATATAAAGAATCCCCCAAGCCGTCCCCTCCAAAGCATGGGTGTGACTAGTAGTTGTGACATTATTAGTTGAAGATGAAGTTACTGCTGTTGGTGTCCCCATAGTAACTGACCCAGTAGTAGTAATGGTTGTAAAATCCATACCGTCCCCCGCTGCAACCGAAGTGACGCTTCCAGAACCTCCTGTAGTTCCAACTACATTACAAGTATCCCATTGAGTTCCATCATAAATTCTAAGAATATGATCATCTATATCATACCACAAAAGACCCTCATCAGGGGTTGGGGCACTACTTTGGGGAATAATCTTATAAGTATATGAAGCAGAATCCCCCTCCCCACCTGTTCCAGTAGAATATGAATTTCCCCCAGAATAAAATACTAAATTACCCCCAACTATCACAGCTGAATCTATTGGATCCCCCGTAGTACCCAAAATAACACCACTATGATGGGTTATCTGAGCACTTACCCCTAAAGAGAATAGGAGCAATAATAATATTGAAAATAGATTTTTCATCTTAATATTTTTGAGTACCTGTTGGAGTTTCCTCTCTCTTAAGTATGATATAAAAATGAAGGGGTTCATCCCCAGCTTGAGATACCGGGGTTTCTCCTGCCGATCTATATTTAACCCCCATATGAATAAAATAATCATTTCCAGGATCCATATCAAAAAATCCTGCCGAATTTAAATACCCATCATCTTCAAGATATTTTTTATTTAACATCATTACAATACTTTCTTGGTCTATAGCTCCACCTATAGTTTCTTCAGTCATAGGCCAAGTTCTAAAAATATTAAAATGGATTAAACAATTAAGAGATATTTGATCATAGTGTGCGTTAGCTTCATTATCTTCACCATATCGTTGAAAGCCTCTGGTAAACCTATACCAGGTTACAATTTCTTGGTTAAAGGATTCAGCAGCCTGATTAACCACATTTTTATAGGCTTGCCATTGAGCAGAAGATAACATGGGGTTATTTTATTTAATTACTTCCTAGAAAGTTCAGGCTATCCAACAGTGCGGAGAGGGTAAGGGTGATCGTCAGTAGCGATATGGTGAGTAGCGTTTTCATTCTATCAAACGCAATGGATGATATGGTGAGGAGGGGGGTCATTCTGAAAATGTGACTTTTTTCATGGAAACATTATCGACATATATTCCCCCATTATTTGATGTGTTTTGTTCTTGGAACTTATTAATGTACGATGTTCCTGTCGCTTTTCTCCAAAACGCAACATTTAACCAATTAGACCCCGCTATAGTATAATCTATAACAAGATTTTCGTATAAATTATTTGGTCTATGGCCCCATACCAATCCGGTCTCAACATGTCTCCAATTAAACGTCAAACAATAGATAGAATCTGTTTCCGTTGTATATGTTTGATAAATATTACAGTTAGCTGTTGGACTTGTATTATCATCAGCCCTTAAAGAATAAGTTCCTGAATATGACTGATCAGACGTTGACTCTATGGTTAATCCGGTTTCACTCCAACCGGTTGTAGCATCTGACTCATTACCATTAGGATCACTTGCTGCGTTTGAATCCATATGTAATTCCGGCCCAAAAGCCAATCCCTGAGAAATTGTATCTACAGGCAAGTATATTAGATTGGCATTCTCCAACAGTGTTGATAAATCATCATTACTGGAAACGGTTCTCGGATCACAATTTAAAACATGAAAATCGCCCGTACAGTTTCTCCACGCTTTAATAACTTTATCAACCATTGCAGATGTTAATCCTTCATCTATAATCCATACAATTTGACTTGTTACAGCTTCCCATGCAATAGTATCATCAAAAGTCATTAAAGAATTTCCAGCCTGGAAAAGACGCATATTAGAACACGCTCTTAAATCGGATATATCTCCATATATATAATCATTATTTTTGAGTTGCAAAAGATCCATAGCAGCACACTGAGCAACTGCGGAAATATTACAAGATACCTTGCATGTATTTAAATACAATACACTTAAGTTGGGCATCTTTTCAGGACGCACACGTCCTGATACATGATTTTGGTCGTTTAAATATAATTTAGTAATCGAATCAGCATCCCCCTGTAGAGTCGTTACGTATGTACCAGCAGATGTGAATGGTGAAGTTTTTGTTATCAATGTACCATCCTGACCTACCACTGACTCTATTGAATCACTCCCCCAGTTAATTATAACGGTATCCGTACTTGGAGCGGCGAATTTTATTACTAACTGCGTATCCGTATATTCTGTAATCAGAGTAATACCCCCTCCCCCCACCACCTTGGATGCAACCACATCGGCATAGCTCGCACGGCCTCGGTAGATAACCGTCTGACCATTCACCAAAAAACCCCGGGGAATACCACTATTTGAATAATCACTTATATCAATAATTGTATCCCCCAAAATAAATATATGAGGAGTATTTTTAATTATTTTTAAATCCTGAGAAATAACAGGATAAGCTAAAGATATTAAAAATATAATAAAAACCTTTCTCATTACTAATAAGGTATATACGCACCAAAAAAAGTTTCCCCCGATTTTAATTGATAACAAGTAGTATCTACTACTCCATTAGCATTAATAGAATACCAAAGTGTATCAGAATCCCCAGAAACATCATTTGCAATATTAACCCGATAATTACCTAAAATTAATGGGTATAAATAATTTCTAAGACTATCTACATTATCATATCCATAATCAGCTGCTCTAACATAAAACATTTCTTTATTATCATTTATTTTTACACCATTTCTTACTACTTTTATTCCCCCAACAAGATTAGTTTTTATAAAACCCGTAGTATCCCCAGATTGATGGCAGAATTCTATTCCAATACCATAATCCTTTATTATACTTGTTTGTGCTTTAACAAAACTACAAACTAATAAAAAGCCCAATAAAATAAATACCTTTTTCATATTTTTAAAGATCAGTTATTTCAGTTCCAACCCAATTTGGATTTTCATAATATTTAGGAACAATCACTGTTTTCAATTGATCACACATAGAGAGTTGTACTCCTAAATATCTGGCTAATCCACAAAGGGATTGTTTAATAAGTTCAAACATAGATAAACCCCCCTGGGTTTTTGATAAAGCCTCTTTAACAGAAGAGGCCATACCAAAATATTCTACCTTAGTAGGACCAGTTTCAACACTTTTTATATCACCTAAAGAAATGGTGGTAGTTGTAGTATAATCTCCCCCCAAAAAAGCAGCAAAAGATCCTTTTAAAGCCAATTCTAAGGCATCATATACTATAAGTTTTGCAAATAGAGCATTTACCATATCAGGCCATGCAGATTCCTTATTAAGATCTGCATCAATAATTTCAAAAGCATTTTGAAGAATTTTTCTCCAATAAAAAAGTCTTTGATTTTGGAAATTAACTGTAAGAGTTAAATTAGCAGGTAATTCTGATTTTAACCAAGCTGTAATAGACTCCGAGAAAGGAGTATATCTTTCAACTATAATATTCCCTTTTAATAAAGGTATTACCGCCCCACCAGTTCGAGTCTCTTCTAAAATATATTCAAAGGTTCCTAAAGTATCTGAATGAGAAGTAGTAAAAGGTATTGTTATTTTCCCAGTAAGAACTGTAATAGTACAATTTATACTAATAGGATTATCTGGATCCTTATATAATTTACAAACAGCAGTAGAATCAGTCATATCATAAACTGACCCATCTGCATTAGTAAAAGTAAATACTTTATCTTCTGCTTTATCTTTTATGAGAGCAAAATCGATTTCTAAAATGGGTAGCATAATTACTATATTTAGTAATATAAAATATAGACTTGTTCTTAATTAAAACCTTTAATCAATTTGTATATCAATCTCATTATCATCTAATTTAACCTGAGTTTCATTAGAAGGTATTTGTATTATATTAATTTCACTATTATTAACTTGAACTATAGGATCAGATTTTAATTCCACTTCTTTAGTTTCTTCTTTTATTTCAACATTAGTAGGGCTTTGGGAATGTATATGAATATATCTTAGCTCAGGTTCGGTCACTTCAACATCTTCTAATGTTTCCGCGGTCCCTTCGCCGTCCCGAACATATACCGTATAAGTTCCCGCGGCCAGTCCGGTGAACGTATTGCTGGCCTGATAATCAGTGCCGTTGATGGAGTATTCGTAACTACCATCTCCACCACTCGCCGTAATCTCCAAGCTCCCGTCCGTTCCCCCAATCTCCGTAGCATCTGTAATGCTTACAGAATCGATTGAAAGAGCAACCAATACCATTCTACCTATTATATTTGTAGCCTTACCTGATACAACAAATATATTTGGAATTATCAACGGCTGATATTCTGATTTTATAACCTCTATCACAAAAGGATGATACGTATTTTCAACGTCCTCTTCTGGTACACCATATATCCCTTGTGACTTTACATACCGCCGATAATATACAACTTCTTCCTGTAACCCTTCTGAGTATAATCCCTGATAATGAATATTCCCATCTTTATCATATATTACAATTGACGCTCCATCTGCATCATTCAAAACAAAACTCATTAATGTGGCTACATCCAACGTTACTTTTTTTCCACTCGTTGTAACCATCAATAGTTGTTTATTTAAATCAACTAACGGGTCGACAAGTGTAGTCGTATAATTTAAATGTGTTAACGGTTGGTATGCTAAATCATTTGTACACCCTATAATTTCAGTATTATATAATTTAACATCTCCACCTGTATTATATCCCAATAATAAACCATAAGTACAGTTCATTAATTTATTTCTAATATCTACTATATTGTTCCTTGGAATGTTCCCATAAGGCGTACCAGACATAGAGCAATCATATATTTCTATGTTTGTTGAATTACTCCAATATGTACTACCTACTGACACAAATTTACAGCGCGTTAATCTAACGCCTGTATAAAAGGAAAATCCCCTAAAATGAAAAAATGCACAATCAGTAGCTATAAAATTATATAACGTACTAAACTCTGTGCCGTTTTCCATCATCTGTGTATTAGTCAAATAAAAATATGAGGCAGACCCACTATTTAATCTACTCCCTAAATGGTTTACATCTTCTCCAAAAAGAACCATTTCCATATAAAACTTAAAGTGAGTAAGCGGCGATAAATGCAAAGCATACGGACAGTAGTAAAAAGTTCTTGCAGAACCACCGCCAACAATAATTTCTATTATATTCGGGACAGAGGCAGCAAGGTCAGACATCCTATATGGATTACTTTCCGACGACCCGATACCTCCCGGTTCAGCAGATATAGTTATTTTTAGCCCTTCTAATGTTATAGCCATTTTTTCAACTCTTCAACCTCTGTTTTCAACATTTCCTTTCTTCGCTGATCCATATAATAAAAATGATAATCCTTACCAATAATTATCAGTTCAGCTTCAGTAGGTGGTTTTAGGCTGTCTATCTCGGCAATCTCGGCTTCGATCTCTGCGATCCATTGAACAACGGTCTTAACTTTTTTCAGTTCATAGCCCTCTGGCAATACAAGTTCGCCGGCTTCGATCTCTTCCTTTGTCGGCTTGTATTTTTTCTCCTTAGCTAAGTTATCTTTTATTGACTTTCCCATATACTAGAGTTCTAAAAGATAATTACTATAATTTTATACTAAATAATGCACTAGAATATGCCTATTTGAATTTCTAGATATACCCATATAGTATTCCATTTATACTTACAAAAAGGGGATATACTAATTAGTATACCCCCTCTTCCTGAATTAACGACTACCCGGTTGCTGGTGACTATAAAAAGGTATTATTGTTTAACTTCGTTCCAAGGCCGCTTAATAGTGTAATAACCAGCATAAGAGGAAGTATCAGTATTAGCTCCAGTAATAATAAATCTTAAACGCATACCTTGAAAATCTCTCCATTCATATAACCATGTTCCATTAGCAGCACTATCAGTTACTGTTTCAACCCATACATCTCCGGTAGTGGTATTGGATTGCTGAACATCGATTACGGCATTTATACTATCACCCGAAACCGAAGTAGCTTTAAACTGTACTGAAACATCCCAGGGCTCAAGGATCAAAATGGGTAATGTAACAGTATCAGCCTCGGTGGTATCAATCTGAGTTGCTGTAATGGTTGAATTATAATATGCCCTTTCCTGGGAAAAGGCCATAAATCCGATAAACAGCAAAGGCAGTAATATGAACAAAAACTTTTTCATCGTATAATTAAATTTAAGATTCAAGATCATCTAAAAACTTCCTTTTTTCTTCTAATCCCAAAGCTTTGAATTTTTCGACATCTTCTTCAGTAACTTCAAATTCGTCTTTATAATATTTCACCAAAGCATTAGAATTCATTTTTGAAAAAGTAATCTCTTCCTCTTCAGGATCGAGATCAGCTAATTTTTTCCTTAATTCTTCATTCTCAGCCTCAAGATCAGCTAATTTATTTCTTACATTCCCGGCTTGAGGTATAGTTTTGCTTTCAGCTTCAAATTCTTTCCAAGCTTCATACTCATCCTCATCTGCTATAGTAAGATGACCCCCAAGAATGGCTTTAGCTACTTTAGAAGCATTTTTCTGGAAATTGGTTACTTTTATAACCTTTTTCCCTGAAAGGATTACTCCAGAATTAATATCAGCAAAAGCTGGAGATTTTTCACCAAGTTTCAGATACGTTTCTTTCTTAGCCATAACCTTTTTTTTAAAATAGTCTAAACTCTGTATTAAATTTAGTACTTAACTAGAGTCTAGTTCTTGGTTTAGGTATCAATTGTTACGTTCTGTACAGTATCAACATCCATAGCATCTGGTAGCGGAGCAGCAACAATAGTCTGAGACCGGTCAATAATCAAAGCTGCATCGGTAAAGAGTTTGGCAAACCCCGTCTGAAGGGTCACGTAAAAGGCTTCTGTCTGATTAGATACAATCCTTTCAGATTCCACCTTCAGGGGCCATCCATTAAATTTAATAACGGAACCGCTAGGATCAAGGATGATCGCCTGGTCTGCCGGAACATTACCATGAACATAAAAATCTGTTCTCTGCGGGACGGGAGATTTGAAAACCAGAGTTTCTCTGGGAGTCCCCATAACCGGAGTTTTAAATTCAGTAAGATCGAGGGTATCAATAGCAATGGCTTCACCCCCGATAAGAACTGAAGGAATTCGTCCCAGTCGTCCCATCCTTACCCATATCACCAACAGGTCTTTATAAGTAAGTGAAGTACCATTTACGGTACCTACCACCGGAGCAGCTTCTGAACCATCAGTCTGTTCCCCATTAATGATACAATCAATAGCCAGAACATCTGTAGCATGACCCAGTTTCACTCCGAAATCCCGCATAAAAATTGATACCAGGTTGAGAGAAGCATATGCCACCACTTCATCAGTCAATTTGATACCCCTTCCAATCTTATAGATGGAAAAAGTTTTTGACCCATAAGAAACAGTTCCCAACGGAATGGTTTCTCCTTCACCCACTCTCCTGGGAGCAGCATCGGACATATTGATATGAGGCATCACCTGACGTAATCCCCTCATCTGTTCTTCACCTGCAATAATATTCGGATAAATGGGTGCAGCTCGATACCCCAGAAGCAAAGCATTCCGAAATACTTCAGGGATAATCCAACGAACATCCATATCCGGAGTAGTGATCAGGTTCTGAACAGTGTCAATTGAAGGATCAATCCCCAGGTCAGCCAAAAACTCCTCATAGGTAATCTGATGTTTTTCTTTCAAAAGATCAGCAAAAGAAATATCTTTGGGATTTTTCTCATGCATACGAATCCCTTCTGCCAATTTAACAGTTTCTTTAAGGGTTCCCTTGAATTGGCTTTTTTCAAATCGCTTTAAATCCATGGTATAGCGTTTTTTTTTCAAATTTTATTTATATTTTAAATGGTACTGGTCTAGCGCTTAAAGAATAGCAACTCGAACAACATCCCCATCATCACCCCCCTCAATAGCCCAACCAATTTGGTTAGCATGAGTAACCGAAGCATCATCGATGAGCACATATCCGGTAGTAGCATTATATACTCCCGTACTACCAATACGAACAGGTCCTGCTGCCAGGGAATCTGTTTCACATTCAGCCCAAATAATAGCAAAAGCTTTCATCATGACGGTTACAAGTTCCCCCGCTTCTCCATCATGCATACTGATACCAATACATTGCTGAGTGGTCCCAGTTGTACCTAAAGGAGTCACTTCCCCATCATCAGAAATGTAAAGAGGTTGCCCCTTATAAACCGTTTGACCAGTTGCCACTTCAAATTCGTGGAATAGCTTCTGACTTTCCAGTTTAAGGAAAGTGCTATCAGTGGTATCTCCTAATTGATAAGGCATGGTTCGAAAATTTTATGTTTTAAATTGATTTCTTTGCTTATAGAATTACAGGTATTGTAATTTTATTTTTCCAGGAATTGAAGTTGCTTAGGTAAAACTACTTTACTAACCCCAGTGAAATGATCGATGAGTTCTTCATCAGTTTTGGGAATATGTTTCTCTCCCTCTTCAGCTGGATTAGCAGAAGCCCTAGAAATGTTATGAGAACCACAATCCCCACAGGTCATTTCAAAAGTTTTCTCTACAGCATCCCCATATTGTTTATGGAGGGCTTTTAGAGTTTGGTAATCAGATGCTTCAATCACAGCTAAAATAGAAGCATCGGTTTTTCCTTCTCCTGCATTTAAGGTGTACAGCCTTTTTGTATCTTCTCTTAACTCCTGAACAATCACCTTCCCAGTTTTTGCCAATTTAATCTGGTCCCTTGCATCATCAGGAAGATCTTTCACTTTTTCCCTAAGAGTTATGATTTCATTTTGGATAGCCTCAATCCCTTCCAAATCCTCAACCTTAACAGGCTTCTGAGCTTCAACAAGAGCGGTTTCTTGGGCTTTTTTCCATTCTTTTACTTTTTCTTGGTAATTTTCTTCAGTAAGAGTTCCAGTTTCAAGCCCCAGTAACTCGTCAAGAAATGATAAGAATTCTTCCATTATTTCCGGATTTTGATTATCATCTAAATTAATATTTTCCTCATGGGGAATTTCACTAAGCTGTTTTAAATCCACCCAAATTGTTGAATTTCTTTCATTATTAGAATCAATAGTCTGGTCGCTCAAACTATACCTATCTTTGGCATAATTTGCATTATTAATTTTACCATCCTTAATTCTTTGGGCAAAGGGATCAGCTCCATGACTTACCAAAGAAACTTCATGGTAATTTAAAACATCAGTAGCTATTTTCTGAATAAGTTTACCTTTCTCATCAAAACTCCCCAACTTTGAAAAGAATTCCTCATCTGATAAATTAGGATGAGATTTTTTCCAAGCAAATTGAACAGTGACAGAATCAGAATGAATAGATGGGGGGTCCATCATAATACCTCGAGCAATACGGGGATTAGCCTTCCCATCAATTTTCATTACCCCATTAATACCCGCTGGAACTTTTACTCCATTAGTTGTATACCCATTCTGCCATTCCACAGATTTAATAACCCCAATGGCATTTCCCACTGCAAACTCATGGTCAATGTTAACGGTTTTACCAATAAGTTTGTACATCGATGCTTTAAGAACATCAACGGGAAAATGAATAGGGTTCCAATTTGCATGAACTGTTACATTAGAAAGAAGACGGAATACTGGCTCTATAAATTCTGAATCTTTAGGAGCAAGGTCTTCCTCAGTAACATCAGGATAATAGGTAGTATAATTGGGAGTAGCTCTTTCAAATAAACCAAACTTTTGAATCTCATGTTCATCCTCTTCCATTTTATGATAGAGTTGTTCCATGCTAATACCTTCGGGCTTATGACCCAGGATCAATGAATGGGCAGATCCAAAAGTAACGGTTTCTGTGAATATTTTCTCTTTCATAGATGAATTACCCTTTTTAGCTCTATATGCACGATAAGCTTTTTCGGCAGCTTCCTTTGTTTTATACATACAAGGCCCGCTGCCTATTCTCCATTTCCCATTTGGACATTTATATACGGGCATATAAATTTATAAATAATGGTATTGTTATCTTGAATTATACCAATCCAAGAATTCATTGAGAAGGTTTTCATCAAAAGTATTTAAAAAATTGATGGCTGCCGTAGCTTTAGAATCCCCCTTCTTTGGTTGGGGTTTTGCTTTTTCTCTTGTTTTTTTATCAGATTTATTGTTTTGGTCTTGGCGTTCATCATCTTTAAGTCCAGATCCATCCAAAGGACCTCGAGGTTCAGTAGCATCAGGTTTATCATAACCAAGTTCATCTGCCATTTGTTGCATACTAATAATTCCGGCCATGTATTTATTAAATACGTTACGTACCTTGTATTCCTGAGCTTGCTGAAATTTAAGTTCATCAGTAATAGTAGAAGGATTAAATATAACCCTTAAACTTTTAAAATCAAATCCAGCCATCCTTAATTCTAAAGAATAACCCCATTTAAGGTTAGCTGAAACTATTTTTTGAACATTTTGAAGTTGGGATAACATTTTTGTAAAAATAATATTTATCCCAGTCTCACTTCCTAAACCTCCTGCTCCAATAAATTCGGGGGCAATTTTCAAACCATTAGCAACCTGAACTTCGTTTTGGTTATAAAGATCAGAAACACCACTAAGGTTTTTTGTAGTGGAATTAAAATTAAATTCATGATCTTCTTTAAATCCCACTACAAGGCCATTCTGAATACCATCTAATAAATTAGTTTTAGCAGTACCTAATAATGACTCCAACCTAGAAGTATATTGGGTATCACTTTCCCCTTCTTTTTGTGTGGGTTTTTCCATAAGAGCTTCAAAGAACCCTAATAACCCAATTTGTTTCATAACATACCGGAGATTCTGATCCATGTCTCCTTGAGTAGATAGGGCATTGAGGGCAGTGAGAAATGGAGGAATCCCATAGGGAATTTCTGTATCCCCATTCAAAGCATAATAACGATATGTCTGAAGGTTCAATTTAACATGTTTTTCCCCATCAGACATTCCAGTATTGAAATTTTGTTTTTGATAGGGATGGAATCTTAATTGCTTTTTATCCCATCTATAGACAATAGTTTCAGGATTAACTAAAGCCACATGATTTATACCTTTTAAATTTCTAGCGGGGACCCATTCATTAGATAAAGCCCCAGAAATCCAAATCTGGGCAACCATTTTATTGACCAACCCATTCATTCCATCTACCCCATCCCCCCAAAGAGTTTGCCTTTCCTCAATATGTTGACGCATCTTTTTTTGCTGATCTGCAGGAACTTCTGGATCAAATTGAATTCTATGTCCCGTATTAGTTAACTGTACCATATCGTTTACAGCTAATCCCATATCAGGATTAATCCAATGTAATTTTCTGATAACCGGAATAAAATCTGCTATCCATGAGGGGTTAACAAAAGTTAAACTTCTTCTAATATCAGTATAAGTAGAAGCAATGGTAGGCCTACTTACTCGTCCACCAGAAGGAATGGTAGTACTAGTGATTTTACCAGGAGGTTCCGGTTGATTAAACTGTAACTCACGTTTTCCCCAAGTAAATGGATTATACCACGCCATAAATGTATTTTTAACTTAGATAAAATGGTATTGAAGTTATCGAGGGGCCACCACTACCGAAGTAGCTTTACCTTTTCTTACAAAATTTGTAATGGCTTCTCCAAGAATACTATCATCAGTATAGGTATTTTCTTCATCTTCTAAAATATCTACATCATCTCCTCTTGAACTTTTACCCATAGCTACAGGCCTATTTCTTTCATCATAAATAAAAGTATAAGCTTCTTGAATAAAGAATTTATTATAGATTTCAACCAGATCATTTCGAATATCGTTTTCCAATTCATCAATAATAATCGGCCTTGTTTTCCTATCTGTATACCATCCTGGTATTTTACTCTTCTTCGGTTTAGCTTCTCCTTTTTCTTTTAAAAATTTAGTAGTATAAAAAAGATTTGGATAACCACTTTCTTGAATCTTTGTTGTAACTGCTAAACCAATATCATTACTTTCTGGAGCAATTAAGGCATTATTAAATTGTCTTCCTTTTCTCATCAAAAGGTCCGCAAATTGGGGAACTCCAATTTTACCTTTATAATAAGCTAATTCTTCTCCTTTCCGATTCATAATAGAAAAAGCAGAATAATCTCTACTTCTACCTGTGGCAACATCAGCCCCCATGTAACAAAGTTCTCCTTGTTGAGGTAATCTAAGAATAACTAAATTCCCATTTTGTTCTAAATCAAAAATTTCAATTTCACTTAACCCATCTTCAATTGCTTTTATATCCAAAAGATCGAAAACGGATGACCCCGAAGTAAGAAAGTCTCCATCGATTTCCTGAGCTGTCCGACGGGGCCCAAGAGCAGATGACATGACTCTGTACCATTCATCATCTCTTTCGGGGTGCATCCTCCAATGTAATCTAATTGGAATAAATTCATTTCCTCCTGAAACCGCATCCACCCATTGTTTATGGAAAAAGTTTCCCACTCCGTATGGGGTAGAGTTAAGAATAGCTGAACCTCCTGTCGATAAAGTCGGAAACGCTGCCGCCCAAATTTGCGTCGCCCAACGCACGATGGCTGCTTCGTCAATAACCAACAAGGATACTGCTTCAGATCGTCCAGCATCTTCTGTAGTAGGAATACTGGTGATGATACTTCCGTTTGAAAATTCAATTTCGGTTGATGTACCAAGTTCTGAGATTCTACCATTTACAATAGGAATTTGAAGAAAAGGTGGAAGGTTTCTATACATGTACTTAATACGACGAAGTACCTTTTTAGCAACCCTATCCTTAATAGAAATAATTTGAATGTTTTTATGATAATGGAACATTGCCAACCAAAGGCAATATAAAGAAATTAGTTCAGTAATACCTGCTTGCCTAAATTTTAAAACAATGTTAAATCGATTTACAAGAAATTCCCAAAGAACAGATTTTTGAAATGAGTATAAATCAAAATTAACTCGACCCCTGATTGGATGTATAACTTTGGCAAAGGTTGAAAATAAAAAAGGGTCATCAATGACCCTCTTTAAAATTTCAAATTCCTTAGCAGTAATTCCTTTTGATATGTCAAGGCTTGTTTTTGCCATTTAATTGATACTCTACTCCAACATGTAAATTACTCCTGTCTAATTCTAATAGTCCAATTTGAGTACCAATATATAGCCTTGTACTAGAAAATTGTTTTTCAGCACGGGCCGATATATATGGCATTCTGTGCCAAAGATCAACACCGCCCCCCACGAAGTAGTTTGCAAAAGGCTCTTTCAACGTGGGGGGCAATATAGTGGGCTTTACATTTTTTCTTGTAAAACCGGAAGAAAGATTCCAACGATATGAATAGTGATTAAAATCTACGGGTAAATACCAATCTCCAGGGTAACCCGATATTTCAAGTAAATCCATTTTTATAGAATCTTTCTTTACCTCTAATGATAGAAGTTTTGGATTTCTTGGAAATTGTTTAAGAAAGGCTTCATTTATCCTAATAGAATCCCTTAATCCTGCAATAATTAATTCCTGACCTTGAAGAAGAATTTTTAAAGAATCTAAGGCTATAGAATCAATTTCATAAACTATTACTTTTGAAGGAGGAGTAGGAACTGGGTATGGTTCAGGAACTGAATAAGGATATGGAATTCTAGTTGTGATAGTCCTGTATTTATATTCTACAACCTTTTGTGGCTTTTTAAAGAAAATAAGCCATACAACTAGGCTAAGAATAGTAGCTAAGATTAGTAGTTGTAAGATTTCTTTAATTTCTTTCATAAACTGGAGCCCTAGAGGGATTAAATTATATAGTGCACCCCTTTTTTTAAGGGGGGTGCTACTATAATTTATCCCGTGGCGTTAAGAATAAAAAACTAGGATTTAGGATTGCTTTTTAGAAGATTTATTCCTATTACTAGCTTTAGGAACAGGCTTAGGAGGAGATTTAGGGGGCATCAGATCTTTTTGAACGGATATTAGAGCCTTTATCAGCTCTTTTGTAGGTATAATATCCGATTTATTCTCCCTTACAGTGCTATGAGACCAGATGCCCCCTTTATGTTCAGTTAATACAGATTTATCGTACTCAAAGAATTTCTCTAAATCATTATCAACTCTTAGTCCTGGGAAATCAAGGAATAATCGACCAATAAGCCAAGACAAGGATTCTAATTGGGCATCAGAGTAATTATGGAATATTTCATAACCCCTCCACTTTTTCTTTATAACTTCGGATTCAGGGATTGTAGTCCAACGAAGCTTATTAGGATAAAGGGGGTAAAAACGATATTCTTTATTTTCTTCAACTAGTGGACCAGCTGAAACCAGCTCTATATTGATACTATGTTTTTCATGCCAATTATCATCTCCTACTACACCGAGATGAAAGGCCCACATCTTAGGATCAAAGCATTCTAAAATGCTCCCATCTCGGTCAATAATATAAGGAGTACCTACTCTTTCAGGAGTTGAATTCCACCATCTCCAAGCACTCATAGCATTTGTACCTACAGTATGATGAAGAAAGATAGATTTCTTTTCATACTCTTGGGTAAGATATTGCCCGTTTGTTAGGTATTTTTTAATTATTTCCATAATTCTGGAATTTGTTTGAGTTGGTTATAAAACCATTTTCCGATTTCGTAAGGCGGAGTTTTAGTTACAGTAGCTCTTCCTTTATTTATCCAGTAAGTCAATTGGCCCCTATCAATGTATATTTGAAATTTATCCGGAACCCCCTGAATTCTGGCGAGTTCTCTTGGAGACATTTGTAGACCTCGATCATTAAATTGCCGATTTGCTTTCCTGGCAGTGGCGGGCAAGTCACTTTTAAGATTTCGATATACTCCCGGAGCAGTAGAAAACTTACGATCGGATACTGGCCATCTTCTAAGGTCAGAGTGATTTTTCCAGAATCTCTGAATATCACGCAATGAGATTTTATACCCTGAATAAAGTGTGATGATGTCTGAAATACTTTCACGAACATGACCTTGATCTTCATTAAAATCTTCTATTCCCTTTAGTAATTCTTCACAGTTTTTAATAGAATTTATCCTATATATGTAGGTAAAATAGTCTCGTACTAGAGCCAAGTTTTCTTTAAAATACTGTTTTGATAAACCAATTAAAACTAACCTTTTCCTATTCTTTTGAGAATTTCCCCAATCTATTACAGACCTTTCATGAAATATTAATTCATAGTTAGTAAAAGTTTCCATTATAACTTCTTTACCTACTAATTCTAACATTTTAGGTAAATTCTCCATCATAAAAATTTTGGGATTTAGGAGTAGTATAGATCTAATATATAAATCTAAACTAGGGTTATCTAAAGGATTTGAAAGTTTCTTAGCTCTACTATAGGCTAATACTGATGAATGTCCACAATCGGGGGCTCCTACTATAACATCAGGAATTGGGTATTTTATATGCTTTCCAGTATAGTTATGATAAAAATCTAAAGGGTGGTTATGAAGAGGTACTTTTGGGAAATTTAATTTCCATTGTTTATTTTCTCTTGTTTTAAAAACACTACGAGGTTCATAATTTCCAATAAGAAACCTTCTCATAGGATATAAAATAACTCCATTTCCTCCATTAACCCCTAAAATCTTCATAATCCTTTTTGGATAGAAAAAATAGTCTTGCTAGTATCCTAAGTACTATTTGAAATAAAATGGACGAAGAAATTCAAGAATATCTGAATAATATTTCCCATTTTCTAAATGGGCAGCTTAGAGGAGCAATGAACTTAAAGGCAAAAGAAGAAAATCTTGAACTGATACAATTAACTCTGAATGATGTTTGGGAAAAATGTCAACAACATACTTTAATAAAAGCCCAAGACCAAAAAACTTTGGAAAAATTACAACAAACCTTAAAATCTTTAGATCATGGTACTGAAAAAGAAAATAGTTAAAAGTTCACCAAACATTAATCAATATAAGGCTGAATTTAAAGGATTTAATTCTACTTGTGAAATTACTATTGATGAAAATGGTAAAGTAATCCTTTATGATGGGCTCATGTATATTAAATTAAACCCCCCGTTTGAAAAAGGGAAAACTTATATTAAACTTTGGTCTGATAATATTCAAGTAATAATAGATGAGCGAAGAACAGATAATCCATAAAAGATTAGTAGTAGAAACTACCCCTTTCAGGGAATTTTTAAATGAATTGGGATATGAACTTAAAAAAGTTTTAGGTTCGGGATTAACTAAAAGCACAATATATTTTGTGAATGGTAAATATGTAATCTCTAGCCATTCTGGAATGAGATTGTTTTATGCAATAGATGGTAAAATAAAACATGTTCACCAGGGATTAACTGTACATGATGAATTATTAAAATTTTTCACTAAAAGGGATTATAATCATGATCAGACCTATAATGAAAATTTGCCCGGTTTGCTTGGGCGTCCAGAGTATCGAAGTCCAGGAAAATCCAGAAACAAACGTTAGTAAACCTAAAATGGTAAAACGTGATTGTTTAGCTTGTAAAGGGACTGGAGCTGTTCCCACAGGGCATTTTATAATTGAACCATTACCAGATCCTCGTCCTTTAGTTGAACAGATAGAGTTTTATTGGGGAGAAGATATCTTAGAAACTTGTCTAAGTAAAGCATTGAAGAATTAATACCAGACTACTATTTATTAATGAAATCGTTCATTGACGTATTTATGAAAGTTTGTTTGGACCGGGGTTCGACTCCCCGCAGCTCCACAATATCTCTGAAAAGAAAAGAAAATAACTAATCGATAAACCAGGACCTGACTTCTGGCGAAACGATGGGTTGCCCCGTCAGGGGGGTTGGGGATAGCTCATTTCCTGTCCGTTCCGGTCTGAAGAACCGGTCGCTAAGAGTTCCCGGAGATAGGATATTTTGCCAATTAGTTTTGGTAGTAAGTAATTGGGGTGTAAATCCCCATTAACGGTATGGTTCAATTCCATTTAATAGTTTAAGGACAGAACGGGCTTACTACCTTTTTGGGGCTGATTTGGTTTTGACAGCAAATGAGTATGATATACCGAGAATGATTTTAACAACAACCGACAATTCATTGTCAATCAACAGGGAGTTTAAGCTTGCGGCTTAATTCCTGGAAGAGGGACCCTCTAGGAGGTAATCCCTCTTTTTTCTAGTATCCTAAGTACTATTTATAATAAAACCACCATGTTAACTTTTTTGCTTTTTATGGTCCTGATATTTGGAGAGGCTTTTTATGAATCAGTTTATGATTCAGGTAAAAAATCCCTTTCGGGGATTTTTGAATTCCTTCACCGAGCTATAATGATTTTAGCTATCATGGCTTGGATGATAGATATAACATTTCCTTGGAAAGTAGATTTAGAGTTCTGGAGATTACTTGTAGGATTTTTATTAATCCGATATGCTATCTTTTCAATTATCTATAACCTATTCAGATCTGACGTACAATTAGATATATTTTATGTAGGAAGATCTAAATATTTCGATAGATTTATAAGATTGCTTCTTCAAAAAAGTAATTTTAATCCAAGTATCTTTTTGGGATTAACAAAACTTATGTCTTTGATTATTGGGGCTGATATTATTGAAGTAAAGTTTATTTCAGTATGGGTTAGTTTAATCTCTATAGGTTTAGTAGTAATTTATACTATTGCTGGGATTATAATAGGTATATTTAAAAAAAATAAAAAATGATTCACGCTAGAGAAGATTACAATCGTATTCAGGATCCGGATAATAAAATACCAGAAGATGAACCTGTATTCTTATTAAGGGGACAAGATCCCATTGCCCCTACTTTACTCCTTGACTGGTCTAATCGAGTCAGAGCTATTGGGGGAGATCCCCATATTGCTGATTTAGCCAGACTTCAAGCTAGACGAATGATTGAATGGCAAAAAGAAAATGGTTTTAAAATTCCAGATTTACCACGAGATTATAACGAAAAATTTGACACATGAAAAAACTAAGAAAAGATAAATTTGCTAGAGCAGCCCTTATGGGAATCCTGGCAAATGGTTACCAGCCCTACATGTCTGAGAATGTTGATCAGATTGTTAAGAAGGCTTATGAAATTGCCGATGCCATGGAAACCCAACGAAATCTCCATTAACTGGGAAGAAAGCAATGCCTTGGGACGTTAGCAATTTCGAGAAGCATGGATATTTCTACCTTGATCTGTCAAGCGGAAACGGAGACCTTCTATTCAACACCTGCCGGGTGATCATTGAAACGAAAGATAATAGCGATTGGGCGTACCGTTCATTGATTGAGTGTATAGATTGTTTGGACAAAAGAAAGAGGTGGCCTAATTATATGTCTCCCATGATTACAACCACCAATCACACCCAGAAGCAAATGAGCAGAGATCCCTATATCATGGCCTATTGCTGCGCTGTTTGGTTAGGGGTGGATGTATATGTGGCGATTCCCCTCCACCTCTACCGCCCCTCCGTCTGGTCCTGGCGCAGGTACCTGATCACCGGCAAGGGAAAGCGGATGTATGAGTTTTGGGAGGTTTTATCCATCAAGCTATCCTTCCATGTCAGGAAGTGGAAGTTCTACCGAGGGATGCCGGAATATGCCAGGGTTTTGAGCCGTTACATGGCTGAGGCGGCTGGGAGTGAGAGGGTTATTAACCTTTTAAATAAAAAGAAATGAGAACAACAATGAAAATGCGTGATCTAAAGTACGCAGATGGATTTCCGGCAAATATTGACCTGAATCATCTTGTGGTAGTTCAAATCCAAACTGGTGATAAGCAAGGTGTTGTTTTATACACCTGTAAAGAAAGAAACGTGCAAGACAGATGTTATTTGCCGTTAGAGTTGAATAAAGTGTATATTGAAAAATTATATGTTATTCACCCTTAAATAAAACCACATGAGATACTTTGTAGAATGTGATCGGAATGAATCAACGACATTCTTAACAGAAAAAGGAATAAGTTCTGTTAATAATGAGGAAGTAGAGATAACGACTCCCGTCAAGCCCTTCACCCCGCCGAGTGAAGAGGAGATAAGGAAAATACTAAATAATTATAGGATGCTTAATACCCCAATGGCTAACCAAATCCTCTCCCTGTGGGGAGCCAAAAACCATGAATGATGAAAACAAAACACACACCAGGACCGTGGAAGCAAATGAAACGTGCTAATGCAACCGTGTCCAATGCTGACGAATCAAGGATTGTAGCCGCATGTGGCGGTTATTCTTCTAATATGGATGATGGAAAACATCTTTATGAAAATCTTGCCAACGCAAAGTTGATCGCCGCCGCACCGGAGATGCTGGAAACGCTATATGAAATTATCGGCTATATTCAGCGTTCAGAACGGGAGTCAATGTTTGCCGGGAATATTAGGCGCAAATGTGAGGCAGCGATAAAAAAAGCTACAGAATAAAAACCAAATAGCCATGACCAAAACACTTGAAATCCTAACAAAATACCTGGAACACGAATACGCAGGTATGTATGTTCCTGTGAAGCCCCTGGATGAGATCGCCAGGGAGATTGATGAGGCGAG